ATTCGCAAGCCGTTTGTTGGCGCCCGCCTGTGTATTATGGGCGCTGAAAGTCGACAGAGCGACTCAAATCGCAGAGCTGTGTGACATCAGCATACAAGCCGCAGAGTTTCGTATGAAACGTATGACGTTATTATACGAAAGAGACAAGTTTCTAACGTCATCGCTTGAACGACAAGTATATGAACAGTTCATTCCATGGATTTCTTCACAAAAATTATAAGTCATCAGCATTCGGCATCTGCTGTAGCATCAGCTTGAATACTCGCATCTGTTCGTCAGTTAAACAACGTTCTACATAGGAGCCGTCACGTCCCGCGAGACGTATTGTATTGTCTGTAGTTGACACCTGACCTTCTCGGTCAGGTGTTTTTGTGTGTTGGGGTGGCATAGTGCCACACTCACGCAAAGCGTCAGCATCGGCGGCAAACATTATTTGTCTCGCTTTTTTCATATCGCCATCGGCGGCTTCAACATATGATAACGGAATTTCAGCAAGCGCATCACCATTTTTGTCGTAATCAACGGGGTCATTTGTTCGTCCTAACAGGTAATCCACTGAAACGCCGAAGTAGTCAGCGATCTTTTCGGTGGTATAAGATTCGGGTTTTGTATCAATCCCTTTTAAATAAAGTTTCTTCCAGTATGAAACACTGCCGCGACTGAACCCAATTTCCTCACTTGCCCGCGTCGGACTAATCCCTTGTTCATCACAGAGCTTTTTGAACACGTCGTAAAACATATGGCCTCCAATAAAATTCAAATATTTGCTCCAAAACTCTTGACAAGTTCAAATAATTGCTCTATAATACGAAATGCGAAACAAATGTTTGAACTGCAAGTATCATGATATAACGAACCCGTCCGCTGGCACGGAGAGGGTCGTAAAAAAGTATCGGACACATCTTTTTTATGATAACATAACAGTGCAAATATTTCAACTATTTTTCGCAAAATTATTTGAACTCGGAGGTGATTCTTTTGAACTGGGACTGGACTGCCGAAGTAGTCGGTCGCATGCACGTGGCTGCAATTACAGGCAAGCAACTTGCCAGCGAAGCGGGAATATCCAACACATATCTATCTACTGTTCTTCGTAACAAAAAAGGAAACGATATGACTCGACAGCGCATTGTTGCTGCACTTGAACGCTTGGAACAGCGCCAGGCAAAGCAATAATTAATGAGCCGTAGCAGCAAGGAGGTTGCACAAATGGAAACAGCGGTAATCCCGGAGGGAATTGAAAAGCGCATAATGTGCGCTCGTTTCTATGAGCGCATTAAAGCTTTTTATGAAAACCCCGAAAATATGCGCCGCTTTGAAGAGTGGCAGCAAAAGCAAAATAAATCAAATGCTCTGCCACAGGCAGATGCATCGTTGAAAGGAGGATTGTAACTAATGACACCGAACGAACAACATCTGAGAGACCAGGAACGTACGCTCGCGTACATACGAAAAGAAAAAGTAAGACGGCGCGAAAAATGTATCGTTCTTCTGACAGCAAACGGCTTTGCGCTTTTGATTTTTACACTTGGCGTGATTCTTGGTTGGCAGCTTACCGTACATGCTGTGAGAACTACAGCTGAAGTACACGCAGAGCAGGCAGTTCAAAGTTCGCAACAAGCTCCTGACGTCACAGCACCGAGCACGGCGGTTATGCAAGCACAGGTACCTGCACAGGAAACACGCACTCCGACAGTAAGTGAGTGTGACGTCTTAAACCCCGAATTGCAGGAGTTTATGCAAGCTGCGTGCAAAAATTATGACGTGCCTTTTGCTTTAGCACTTGCCGTTGCCGGTCAAGAGTCTCAGTTCGACCCTGACGCCGTGAGCGATACGGACGATTACGGGTTGATGCAGATTAACAGCATCAATTTTAATTGGCTGCGTGAGCAAGGCATAGAGCCTTTAACTTACAAAGGAAACATAGAGGCCGGTGTACTGATGCTTTCAAAAGCGTTAGAGCAATACAGAGATTACGAATGTGCACTCATGGCATATAACTGCGGTGACGAAGGTGCAAAAAGGCTTTGGGAGCAAGGCATCTACTCTACGGCATATACAGATAAGGTAATGGCAGCGTATGAGACCTACAAAAAATAAAACCGCTCGTGAACTTGCACTTCACAGAGCGGCAAAGGTAAAACCTCAATTTTATTATAGCAGAAGAAAGGAAATAAGTCAATGAGAGTTAAGTGCTTGTGTTGGAACTGCGGAAGAGAAATCTACTCAACCGAGTCCGTTCACGAAATCAACGAAGAGTTGTGGTGTGACGAATGCGCTTCTTCGCTTTTCAACGACGTGCCGGACTGTAACTATGATGAAGAATCCGTGTAAAGACTGTCCCGACCGTTATCCCGGTTGTCACGCAAAATGCGAAAAGTACAAGGCATGGAAAAAGGAACGGGACGAACTTAAAGAAAGAGAGCATATCTACAACGATATGCAACGGCTATCTAGGAGGAAATTCCAATGTCTAAATTTAACAACGAAGCCCTTGATCCGGGTGAGCATTTTATCTACAACGGTATCGAGTTTATTTGTCTCGATATTATCAACGGAAATTACCTTGCTATGACGGCGAAGCCGTGGGCAGAAATCCCCTTCGATACAAATAACCACAACGATTGGCGAAAGTCCTCTCTTCGCAGAGTGCTTAACAATGACTTCCTCGAACTCCTTGACAAAAAGCACCTCGTAGTACAGACCTCTGACCTTATTGCCGATAACGGCGATAAAGCATACGGTACGAGCGAAGATTATGTAACAATTCTCTCCTGCGATCAGTACCGAAAATACAGAGATATTGTCCCGCTCTTTAAGGAATGGATGTGGACACTTACTCCGTGGAGTTGCTACCCCTCGTACTCGTACGGTGTGTTTTATGTCATTACGACAGGCATTGTCATCAGAGGCCACAGTGCGGACATCAGTGGTGGGGTTGCCCCGGTTTGTCTTTTCTCATCTGAAAATCTCAAATTGTGCCGTCAGGCACATCTCGTCGGAAACAACAAATATAAATAACACAAGGAGGCTAACACCAATGTTAGAAATGAAAGTAACGATCACGGCTGCCACAGACCTCGTGGCAGCGCTCAACAACCTTGCCGCGGCATTTGCCGAAAATAAAAAAACGCCTGTTTCACCCGCAGTAAATACCGATATTTACCCTACGACTGGGAGCCTGTCTGCTACAGAGAGGACAGATGTGCAGGTTGCTCCCAAGTCGAAGAGTGCCCTTTCGTTTGAGCAGGCTGCAAACCCTACCCCCGCACCGATAGCGACACCCGCGCAGGCACCTGGTGCGCCTTTGAGTGCGACACCTGCCCAGACGGCAGCCCCGATTGCCCCCACGGTCCCTGTTGCCGCGCCTGCCCCCGCCGCAGCACCTGCGGCTAATGTTGCACCAGCTCCCGCCGTTCCGACCTCTGCACCGCAGTACACGCTTGATATGATTGCAACCGCAGGCTCGGCGCTTATTGACGCCGGAAAGATGGATCAGCTTATGCAGCTGCTCGGTAAGTTTGGCGTGGCAAGCCTTACAGAACTTGCGCCCGAAAGCTACGGCGCCGTTGCAAATGAATTAAGAGCCCTGGGCGCTGCGATTTAAGGAGGAAACACTATGCCAACACCTGAAAAACATGCCCTTCTGTCGGCATCCTCCGCAGCCCGTTGGCTGCATTGCACCGCCGCCCCTCGCTTTGAGGAGCAATTCCCGGAAAACACATCGGATTATGCGGAGGAGGGCCGCCTGGCTCACGCTATTTGTGAGCTGAAAGTTATTAAATATTTTACCACGCAGATTAAGCCACGCACTTACACCTCAAGGCTTAAAAAGCTGAAAGAAAACCCACTTTACCAGGACGAGATGGACAAGACCTCGGATCTGTACCTGGAGCACCTTACCGAAAGGGCTATGCAGTATAACGCAAAACCGAATGTGGCCGCCGAGGTGCAGGTTGATTTTGCCGAATATGTACCGGAGGGCTTTGGCACCTGCGATTGCATTATGATCGGCGGTGATACCTTGAGCATTACCGACTATAAGCACGGTAAGGGCGTGCCCGTATCGGCCGAAAACAACCCGCAAATGCGTTTGTATGCCCTCGGTGCCTTAAAACGGTACAAGCCCGTTTATGGCGGCAGCATCAAAAAGGTTTGTATGACGATATACCAGCCCCGCATCATCCAGACGGAGCCGAGCAGCGAAACCATAACGGTTGAGGACCTGCTTGCTTGGGGTGAAAGCATTAAACCTATTGCCGCAAAGGCTTATATGGGGCTTGGGGCATTTTGCCCCGGTGAGCATTGCCGCTTTTGCCGAGGCAAAGCGAAATGCAAAGCCCGTGCAGACCAAAACACCGCACTTGAGGAATTTAAGGACTGCGTACCGCAGAACGCTGAAGAGCCGCCCCTCTTTGGGCAGGGCGTGCTTACGGATGCCGAAATTGGCGATCTGCTTGTAAAGGGCCAGGAGCTTGTAAAGTGGTACAAGGATCTTGAGGAATATGCCCTCGGCACTATTCTCAAAGGCGGTACAATTCCCGGCTGGAAAGCCGTTGCAGGCAGGAGCAACCGCACCTTTACGGACACGGATGCCGCTCTTAACGCTGCCGTGGCTGCCGGGTATGATAAATCACTCTTGTATGACCTCAAGCCCAAAACACTTACGGAGCTTGAGAAACTTATGGGCAAAACCGAATTTGCGGACAAGCTCGGCAGCTTTGTGGTAAAGCCCATCGGAAAACCCACCCTTGCATTGCTTACGGATAAACGGGAGGCCTACAACCCTGCCGCCGCAGACTTTGCGGAGGTGGTAAACAATGGCTGAAACGGTTTATTTGCTTGATGGCACAATGGAGGTTGTGCTGACCGAAAAGGATGTTTTTATTGATCGTCTTGTTCGTGAAAAGCTCGGTGACGATGCCGCCCGGTTTATTTCCGACTACATAGAGGAAATTGCAGATGATGCAAAGTGCACAGAGGAGGCACGGCAGGATGCAGAAAAAACAGCCGATGGCTACCTCGCCCTCTGCCAGTGTGCCCTCGCTGCGTTAAGTGAATTAAAGGACCTTACGCACGAGGCACGCCTTGACAGGGCGAAAATTCAAAAAAGTGTTGACAGTGCACACAGAGAACTGTGCCACAACTTATAAAAACAAGGAGGCAAACAACAATGTCTAACAAAAGTACCCCTAATCCCCCCAGGTTTGAGAAAGTAAAAGCCCGCAGTCAGGCCAGCAGTGCGCTGATAGATATGCTGACTGAGATACTGCTTAAAAGCGACGCGCCGGAGGAGGCAAAGCTCGGTATGCGTATCGTTCAGCAAGGTAAAAAGGTTTGTGCCGCTACCATGGAAATTGTAACGGCGTTTGCCGGTGAACCGGACGAGCTTAAACCAAATGACACCGAAGCTCTCAGACAAGCGCTTACATACCTCGGCTTGGTAGAGGTAGGACTCAAGCAGTTTATGGAAACAACCAAGGCACAAAATGCAAACAATGCACCGAATGAAATTTAATGTAATAAAGGAGTTTAATAATTATGTACCAGAATATTGCAACCAAGGTATTAACCGGCGAGGTTAGATTATCTTATGTCAACCTTACCGCCCCCAGAGCGTCTCAGCAGGGCGGCGAACCTAAGTACAGCGTCACATTGCTCATTCCAAAAACCGACACGGCTACAATAGCTAATATTAATTCATCTATTCAGGCCGCTTACGACGAGGGCGTTAGCAAAAAATGGGGCGGCGCACACCCCACACCCAAGCAGATTGTGCACGATGGTGACGGGCTCCGTCCGTCCGGTTTGCCGTTCGGCGATGAGTGCAAAGGGCATTGGGTATTGACCGCCAGCACCAAGAGTAAGCCGCAGGTTGTCGGCATTGACAACCTCGATTGTGAGCTTGCCCCCTCGGATATTTACAGCGGTATGTACGCCCGTGTAACTATTAACTTTTTCACCTATGACACAGCAGGCAGCAAGGGCGTGGGTTGTGGCCTCGGTAATGTTCTCAAAACCCGTGACGGTGAGGCTCTTGCCGGTGGTGCATCCGCAGCCAGCGACTTTGAGGGGCTCGGCCAGAGCTTTACTGCACAGCCGGCCGCTGTTCCGGGTTATCCGCAGGCACAGCCTGCTGCTCCGGCTTATCAGCCGCAGTATAACCCCGTTACACCCCAGCAGGCAGCACCGCAGGCATACGCTGCTCCGCAGCCCCAGGCGGCACCCGCACAGCCGCAGAGCCGCCCGGCGGTAAACCCGATTACCGGGCAGCCCTGGTAATATCACACCGAAAATTTACGAAAAGGAGGTAAAAGAGTATGGATCATTTAAGTATTGACCTTGAAACATTTTCAAGCGTGCCGATACAAAAAGCCGGTGCCCAAAAGTACATACAAAGCCCCGACTTTGAGATCCTCCTCTTTGCCTACTCCCTTAACGGTGCGGAGCCGGTCTGCTGTGATTTTGTCCAGGGCGAAACACTCCCCAAGTGGGTTGCCGAGGCGTTGCTTGATCCGCAGTGCTTAAAACACGCATGCAATGCGCCCTTTGAGTGGGGCTGCCTGTCACGGTATATGGGCAGGCAGCTGCCACCGGCACAGTGGCGTTGCACAATGTTCCACGGATTATACGCAGGATACACGGCGGGCTTGGATGCCACAGGCAGAGCGTTAGGCTTGCCGGAGGATAAACGCAAAATGAGCACCGGCAAAGCTCTCATACGCTATTTTTGCATGCCCTGCAAGCCCACGAAAACAAATGGCGGCAGAACACGAAACTACCCGCGTCACGACCCGGAAAAATGGGAGCTGTTCAAAGAATACAACCGTCAAGATGTGGTTACGGAAATGGAAATTGAGCGTAGGCTTTCGGCTATAGTGATACCCGATTTCGTTCAAAAAGAATGGGAAACGGACCTTATCATCAACAACCGAGGTGTTGCGGTCGATACGGAAATGGTTAGAGGTGCTCTTGAAATTGGTGCAACTGTACGAAGTTCTTTGAGGGACGAAGCTGTGCGCATATCAGGGCTCAGCAATCCTAACAGTGTTTCCCAACTATCCGCGTGGCTTGAAACGGAAACCGGCGAGGAAATAAACGGGCTCCGCAAGGACGCCGTTGCCAAAATGCTTGCCCGTGACGATAATAGCCCAGAGGTACAGCGTATGCTTGAGATCCGACAGGAGCTCGGCAAGACAAGCACCAAAAAATATGACGCCATTGAGCAGACCGTGTGCCAGGATGGGCGTGTGCGTGGGCTCTTACAGTTTTACGGTGCCAACCGCACAGGCCGCTGGGCAGGGCGTTTGGTGCAGGTGCAAAATCTGCCCCGTACCTATACAGAGCCGTTGGAGCTTGCTCGTGACCTCGTAAAGGGGCGTAAGCTGGATGCCTTAAAGTGCATTTACGGCAGCGTGCCGGACACGCTCTCACAGCTGATACGCACCGCATTTATCGCCGCACCCGGTAATGTGCTGATTGATGCCGACTTTTCAGCCATCGAGGCCCGTGTTATTTCCTGGCTTGCCGGTGAGGAGTGGAGGCTTGAGGTTTTCCGCACCCACGGCAAAATATATGAGGCATCAGCCTCGCAGATGTTCGGCGTGCCCATTGACCTTATAAAAAAGGGCAACCCCGAATATGCCCTCCGGCAAAAAGGTAAGGTTGCAGAGCTTGCCCTCGGCTATCAAGGCAGCACCGGCGCACTTATCAATATGGGTGCACTTGATATGGGCATACCGGAGGAAGATCTGCCCGATATTGTGAGCCGTTGGCGTGATGCCAACAAACGCATAAGGGATCTGTGGTACAAGGTGGATGCCGCCGCCGTGCAGGTTATCACCCAAGGCGGCAGCGTGGGCGTAAGCAGCATTATACTTGCCCACGAATGGGATGCGATCGGGGGCACCGACTATATGACAATAACGCTGCCAAGCGGCAGAAAACTTTTTTACAACGCCCCGCAAATAGGCGTAAACCAATGGGGCAACCCCTCAATATCGTATATGGGTATGGACCAGACCACAAAGAAATGGAAACGCATCGAAACCTACGGCGGCAAGCTCGTGGAGAATTGTGTGCAAGCCATCGCCCGTGATTGTCTGGCACAGGCTATTGAACAGCTGGAGGCAGCAGGGTTGCCGGTTATATTCCACATACACGATGAGGTGGTAATTGATATAAGACCGTTTGCAGACAACGAGGCAATGCTTGCAAAAACGGTTGAAATAATGAGCCGCCCTGTTCCGTGGGCTCCGGGCTTGCCCCTTGGTGCCGATGGTTGGGTTGGTAAATTCTTTAAGAAAGATTAGGAGGCTCGGCTATGCAGTATATGGGAGGCAAAAGCCGCATAGCCCGCTACATAGCCGAAATTATAAATAACACCCTTAACGGGGGGGGGGGAGCGTTCAATGAGATACCAAGGCGGCAAGAGCCGTATAGCAACACCTTTGGCGCAGATCCTCAACGCTACGGGGGGGCTTGCTTTGTTAGCCTTTTCTGTGGTAGCTGCTCCGTTGAAAGCAAAGTTACCGGCTATGACCGCATTATACTGAATGACAAGCACAAGTATTTGATTGCTATGTTAAGAGGTGTGCAGGCGGGTTATGAACTGCCGGAAACGATAACAGAGGAACAGTACCAAGCCACAAGAGCCAATAAGGATGCAGATCCGGTGCTTGCAGGTTTTGTGGGCTTTGGGTGCAGCTTTGGCGGCAAATGGTTTGGAGGATATGCACGAAATAAGGGCGGCACAAATTATGCCGCACAAAGCAAGCGATCACTGCTTAAAGATATGGCAACGCTCGGCGGCGCCGAGATATTCTGCGGTGATTATAAACAAGTACCTATACCGCCGGGGGCGGTTGTATATGCGGATCCTCCGTATGACAATACCACCGGTTACAATAACGAGAAATTTAACAGCACAGAGTTTTGGCAGGCAATGCGTTTGCTTGCCGATACCGGGCACACCGTTTACATAAGTGAGCAAACCGCCCCGCCAGACTTTGTGTGCGTGTGGGAAAAGCCCTTTACCCGCACCCTCGACAGAAACAAGGGCAACCAATTCAAGGTAACAGAAAAGCTGTTTACCTATATTTCACCGATATGGAGGCAGAACGATGGAAAACAAATACACGGTTGCAGACCTGCAAGCGATGCAGGCGTGGCCTCTGTCCCGCAAAATACAGGTTACGCAAACCCGTATTATTGAGTGGTACATAAAGAACAAGGGGCAAGTTTATGTTTCTTTCAGCGGTGGTAAGGATAGCACGGTACTGCTCGATTTAGCACGCCGCATTTATCCAGATATACCGGCCGTGTTTGTTGATACCGGCCTTGAGTACCCCGAAATAAGAGAATTTGTTAAAGGCATTGACGGTGTAACCTGGTTGCGCCCGAAAATGAACTTTCGCAAAGTAATTGAAACATACGGGTACCCGCTTGTAAGTAAAGAGATTTCCGAAAAAATATATTTTGCCCGTAAAGGACGAAAAGAGGCGCTTATGGCGTTTGAGGGAAAGACCGTTGACGGCACAGAGAGCAAATACCGCCAAAGATATAAAAAATGGCGTCCTTTGTGCAACAGCAATGTGCCCATATCACACAAGTGCTGCGAGGTTATGAAAAAAGAGCCCGCAAAGGCATACGAAAAAGAAACAGGGCGCAAACCAATACTTGCAACTATGGCTGTTGAGAGCACTCTGCGTGTTCGCTCGTGGCTGCAAAATGGTTGCAATGCTTTTACCGCAAAAAGGCCGTCCTCGCAGCCTATGAGTTTTTGGACGGAGCAGGATGTTCTTGAATATATCAAAACTTTCGGCGTTGCCTATGCCTCCGTTTATGGTGACATCGTGGAAACAGAGCACGGACTTGATACAACAAAGTGCAAACGCACGGGCTGTGTTTTCTGCGGCTTTGGCTGTCACTTGGAAAAAGAGCCTAACCGCTTTCAAAGGCTACAAGTTACACACCCTGCACTTTATAACTACTGTATGAAACCGTGGGAAAATGGCGGGCTTGGAATGAAAGAGCCGCTTGAATATATCGGCATACAGACAGAAAACAAGGAGGCAAACAATGATACCTTTTCCAAATAAAAAATACAGCGTTGTATACGCAGATCCGCCCTGGGCTTATCAGCATGGTGGCAGAGGTGCCGCCAAGCACCATTACGATACGATGAGCACCGAGGCGTTATGCCAAATGCCCGTGCGTGATATATGCACCAATGATGCCGTGCTTTTTATGTGGGCTACATTTCCGAATTTGCCGGAGGCATTAAAGGTAATGGCGGCCTGGGGCTTTATCTACAAAACCGCAGCCTTTGTGTGGGTGAAACAAAATAAAAAAGCACCTACATTGTTTATGGGTGGCGGCTCATACACCAGAGCAAATGCAGAGGTTTGCCTGCTCGGTGTAAGCAAAAACACCAAAACAAAAAGGGTTGTAGCATCGCACAGCGTGCGGCAAATTATTGTTGCACCCGTCCGGCACCATTCTCAAAAACCCGCAGAGGCACGGAGCCGCATCCGTGAACTGACGGGGGAGGATCACTCTTACATAGAGCTTTTTGCAAGGAATACAACACCGGGCTGGGATGTCTGGGGAAACGAGGTAAACAAGTATGGCAACTAAAATATACATAGCCGGAAAAATCACCGGCGATCCCGATTATAAAGCAAAATTTAATGCCGCCGCAGAGGCGTACAAAAAAAAGGGTTACACCGTGCTTAACCCCTCCTGGATGCCGCAAGGTATGCAAAAAGCAGACTATATGCGTATTTGCTTTGCAATGATTGACACCGCAGATGTGGTTGCGTTCCTGCCGGGGTATCGTTTAAGCGCCGGCGCACAACTTGAACTGCAATACTGCTTTTACATTGATAAAGATATAAAGCTGCCGGATGATGAGGCAGAGGGGCCAGCATTGCAGCCAAGCGCAGTACAAAATGCTTTGAAAAATGCCGTTAGTACCAGCACACTTGTACAGAACGATCCGGCAGCAGAAAGAAAGAAAGCGCTTGAAAAGCACTTTAACCAACAGTTTGGCCTTAGTTTATATGGAGGTGCAGAGTAATGACCGAACAAGAAAAAACGGCAATGAAAGCCGTGTTATACCTTGCCGAGAAAAACCCACGGCTCCGTTATGGCGGCACTTGGGTTGAGGATGTGCACAATGTGGAAACTTGCGCCAAAATTCCATTTACAGTGGCGGTACGCATTATTGACAGGATGCTTTACGGTCCCATAGAGGAGGGAGAAAAATGAGCAAAAAAGCATTCCTAATCGTCAATATTGAAGAGTACGGAAAACTCATTTCGTTTTGTATCAACAATGATATTTGCGTTTTTCGGACATATTGGGACGAGAGTGAAAAAGGAGACAGGTGCTATAACATTGATTGGAAAGAAAAGAGGTGTTACTATTCCTCACGGCGTTATTACGAAAACAACGGTTATGAAATAGTAAGCCCAACTTTTCAACTCAACGAGTACGGCAAATATAACGCAATCACACAATTAATGCGGTACTGTATTTAAGGGGGGGGGTAAAGCGTTGAAGGAATTATTCGTTGACAACTTCGCCGGAGGCGGCGGAGCTTCGACAGGCATCGAAATGGCAATCGGGCGCAGCGTAGACATTGCGATCAACCATGACCCCGATGCCATAGCGATGCACAAGGCAAATCACCCAGCATCAAAGCATTACTGTGAGGACGTCTGGCAGGTGGACCCTGTCGAAGCCTGCGCTGGGAACCCCGTCGCGCTGGCGTGGTTTTCGCCAGACTGCAAGCATTTTTCCCGCGCAAAAGGCGGGAAGCCGGTAGACAAGAACATCAGAGGGCTGGCATGGGTCGCCATCAAGTGGGCATACATGGTGCGTCCGAAGGTTCTGATGCTTGAGAACGTCCCCGAAATCCAAACGTGGGGTCCGCTCGGAAAGAACGGCAAGCCTATAAAGGAACGCGCCGGTGAGACTTTCATGGGCTTTATTCTCGCCTTGACCGGCGGCATCCCCGCATGGCACCCGGCATACCAGGAGATGTGCGATGCGCTCTCAATCGAACCGACGTCGGAAATGGCGCAGAAACTGCAAAAGGGGCTGGGATACAAGGTACAGCACCGAACGCTGAAATCCTGCGATTACGGCGCACCGACGACAAGGACGCGCTTCTATCTCATTGCCCGCTGCGACGGTCGCCCCATTGTCTGGGCAGAACCAACACACGCCCCGAAAGACAGCGAGGCAGTCAAGCTGGGACTTAAACTGCCGTACCGCACCGCCGCCGAGTGCATCGACTGGTCGATACCCGCGCAAAGCATCTTCGAGCGCAAAAAGCCGCTGGCAGAAAACACGATGCGGAGGATCGCGCGAGGTATTCAGAAATTCGTAATTGACAACCCCGAACCGTTCATTGTGACTGTCAACCATTCCGGCGAAGGCTTCAGAGGACAAAGTACGGATGAGCCACTCGGAACTATTACGGCAAAGAACGGATACGGCGTGGTCACGCCAACGATCATGTGCAACAACACAAACAACGTCGGCGCGAGCGTCGAGACACCCCTCCCTACCGTCACAACAGGAAACCGCAACTATCTCGTAGCCCCTTCCATCGTCCCCATCGGATACGGAGAACGCGAAGGGCAGGCACCAAGAGTGAACAAGGTCGACGAACCTCTCGGAACGGTCGTAACAAGCGGAAAGCACTACCTCGTCGCCCCGACGCTGATCCAGTACCATAGTGAGACCGCCAAAGATGAAGTGCGCGGGCAAGAGCTGACAGAGCCGCTCATGACGCAGGACACCTCGAATAGATATGCCCTCTCGGTGGCGCACATCATGAAGAACTACGGCGGAGGATACAACGGCGCAGGAAGCGCAGCGGATGCCCCGCTTGACACGGTCACAGCCAAAGACCACAACTCCCTCGTTACCGCCCACATCATGACGATGCGGAACAACATGGACGGTCAGCCCATCGACGAGCCTCTGACAACTATCTCCTGCAGCGGAGCGCACCACGCAGAGGTTCAAGCATTCCTCGTGAAATACTTCTCCACAGGCGCGGCAAAATCGGTCAACGAACCGCTTGATACGGTGACGACAAAGGATCGCTTCGCGCTGGTAACCATTCACGGTGAGGAGTACATAATCACGGACATAAAAATGAGAATGCTTCAGCCGCGCGAACTTTTCAACGCGCAAGGCTTCCCCAGCGACTACATCATCGACCACGATGCAGACGGACACCCATACGTGAAATCAAAGCAGGTCGCACGGTGCGGAAACGCGGTCACACCGCAGGTACCCGCCGCCCTTGTCAGAGCGAATTTGCCTGAGTTCTGTAGGAAAACAGGTGCATAAGGAGTGACAGCTATGCAATATGATCGTAAAATTGCCATAGCCTCCGGTGCAAGCAGGCGTGCAACCATGTGGACCACGCAAACGCTTATGGTATCGGAACTATGGCAAAAGTTAAAAGTGCCCGCAAGGGGCACCGAAACCCTTGCAGAATACCTAAACCTTAAAAAAGCACAGCAGGACGATCTCAAGGATATTGGCGGTTTTGTCGGCGGTACCCTTAACGGACCACGCCGCAAGGCCAACAATGTGTCCGGGCGTGATATTATCACCCTTGACCTTGACAACATACCCGCAGGGCATAAAGACAATGTGCTCCGCATTGTGGAGGGTTTGGGCTGTGGGTACTGCGTTTACAGCACCCGAAAGCACCAGCCTGCTGCCCCTCGTCTGCGTGTGCTCTTTCCGCTTGACAGAACAGTAACGGCTGACGAATACGAGCCCATCGCACGTAAAGCAGCTGAATATATAGGCCTTGAATACGCCGATCCCACAACCTTTGAGCCCAGCCGCCTTATGTATTGGCCGAGTTGCTGCCGTGATAGTGAGTATGTGTATGTTGTGGGCGATAAACCTTTTTTATCTGCCGATGGCCTGCTTGCACAGTACGCCGATTGGCACGATATGACACAGTGGCCCGCCCTGCCTGGGCAGGCGCAGTTTACCAAGCTGGCAGTAAAGCAAGGCGATCCGGACGGCAAAAACGGCGTTGTGGGTGCGTTTTGCCGCACTTATGATATACAGCGTGCAATGGATGAGCTGCTCCCCGGTATTTATGAGCCGGTAGACAATACGCCCGGCAGATATACATACCTTGGAGGCTCTACCACAGGCGGTGCCGTGCTTTACGATGACGGCAAATTTTTATACAGCCACCACGCAACAGATCCCTGCGGTGGCCGCCTTGTAAACGCCTTTGACCTTGTGCGCCTGCACAAGTACGGCGATAAGGACGATAACGCAGCCGCAGGCTCACCCACCAACCGCCTGCCCTCCTACCTTGCTATGTGTGAGTATGCCTGCGGGCTTTCGGATGTTAGTGCGCTTATCAGCAAGGAACGGTACGAAAGTGCCGTTAAGGACTTTGACGGCATCACCGCTGACGAAAGCGAGGAGCCGGAAAATTGGATGGTGCTGCTTGAAAAAAATTCACAGACAGGCGCTATTAAAACCACCATTGATAACGTGCGTATTATCCTGGAACACGACCCGCTGCTTAAAGGTAAATTTGCACTTAACGAATTTGCCGGACGAGGCGAGGTTCTCGGCGCTCTGCCGTGGGATAAGCAGGAAAGGCGCCGCTTGTGGGACGACAACGACAACTGGGGGCTGTATTGGTATCTTGAGCATGTATACAAAATTTCCGGCAACGGCAAAGTGGATGGGGCTCTTTCCCTCCATTCCAACGCCCACGCCTTTAACGATGTAAAGGACTACCTCAAGGGCTTGCAGGGCAAGTGGGATGGCGTGCCCCGCCTCGATTGCCTTTTTATAGACTACCTCGGCGCAAAAGACACAGCCTACAACAGAGCCGTAACCCGCAAGGCATTTACCGCCGCCGTTGCCCGTGCTATGACACCCGGCTGTAAGTATGACACAATGGTTATATTGGCCGGCCCGCAGGGTATCGGTAAAAGTACCCTGTTGGATAAAATGAGCCGCGGCTGGTTTAACGATAGCATACGCACCTTTGAGGGCAAAGAGGCAAGCGAACTGCTCCAGGGCGTTTGGCTTGTGGAGGTATCGGAGCTTGATGCTTTTCGGCGCACAGACGTAAGCCGCATAAAGCAGTTTTTGAGTCTCCGTGCGGACCGTTTTCGTGCGGCGTATGGGCGTAACGTTAAGGAACTGCCCCGCACCTGCATCTTTTTCGGCACTACCAACACCGCTGAATACTTGCAGGACACAACGGGCAACCGCCGTTTTTGGCCGATAGACACCGGCGAACAGAGGCATACCAAAAGCGTATGGCACGACCTCGATCCGGAAATCGACCAGTTATGGGCTGAGGCCTACGTTCGCTGGCAGGCCGGTGAGCCGCTTTACTTATCCGGCGCTATTGAAGACGCTGCCAAGGAAAAGCAAGAAGAACACAGAGAGACATCCAGCCGCGAGGGTATCGTGCGGGAGTTCATGGGGCGTCCTGTGCCGGATGATTGGAGCAAGTGGCCACTTGATAAAAGGCGTCTGTTTTGGGGCAATACTGCAATGGGCAGCGACAGCTTGCACCTTGTAACGCGAGATTGTATATGCGCAGTAGAGGTGTGGTGCGAGGCATTCGGTGGCAATATCAAAGAAATGAAAAACACCGACACCAGAGAACTTAACGCCATAATAGCAGCAACACCGGGCTGGCAGAAAGCAAGCAACGCAAAGTATATGGGTCCGTACGGCACACAACGCGGATTTGTACGAAAATAAATATTACAATTGTTCTTACATTCAGTCTTACATATTGAAAATCATGTAAAATTGTAAGAAAAGCACAATCTTACAATTTTACATGAAAAATGAGGTTTTGTAAGATTGTAAGAACTATTGTAAGACTGAAAAACCGCATAACATCAAGGTTTTTTATGATTTTCTTACAATCTTACAATTTTTCCTATTGATTATAAAAATAGAGGATTAGAGAGTAATATTACCCTCTAATCGCCCACATATACGTGTATTACACGTGCGCGCGTAAGATTGTAAGGGAGGTGAATTTAATGCTTGAAAAAGAAGTTGAACAGTATTTGTGTAAAAAGGTAAAAAAAGAATTACAGGGCGTTGCTTTTAAGTTTGTAAGCCCTGGGTTTAATGGGGTGCCAGACCGTATTGTTTTAGTGCCTATGGGCCGCATCTATTTTGTGGAATTAAAGGCACCCGGCAAAAAACTACGAAAATTACAAAAGTGGGTTTGTGATCTTATAAGGGGACTGGGCTTTTTAGTGTTAGAGATAGATACCAAAGAAAAAGTAGATGCCTTTATAAGTGAGGTGCAAAGAAATGAAATATAAACCACACAACTACCAAGCATATTGCATTCAGCGTATTGTAGATGAGCCCGCAATCGGTTTGTTTTTGCAGCCGAGCCTTGGTAAAACATCAATAACGCTTTCGGCAATAAACATTTTGAGGTATTTTCGCTGGTGTGTTCGTAAGCCCTTGGTTGTGGCGCCCAAAAAGGTTGCAGAGGGTACTTGGAGCAAGGAGGCGGCCAAGTGGGATCACTTAAAACATCTGCGTATTTCTGTGGTACTTGGCACACGAGCGCAGCGCATTAAGGCACTCAACACCCCTGCGGATATGTATGTCATAAACCGTGAAAATATCCCCTGGTTAGTGAAATATTATCAGCAAGCGTGGCCGTTTGATATGCTTATAATTGACGAAAGCACGAGTTTCAAGAACAGTAACAGCAAACGCTTTAAGGCTATAAAATTGGTGCGCCATTTTATAAAAAAGGTTGTTATACTTACAGGCACGCCAAGTCCCAAAGGGCTTGAGGATCTTTGGGCGCAGGTGTATTTGCTTGACGAGGGGGCTCGTCTTGGCAAAACCCTTACGCAGTTTAGGCAAATGTTTTTTGATGAAACAATAGAATATCACGCGCAAGGAAAAACACATCGAAAGTATAACGCCAGGAGCAACGCAGAGGATGCAATATTAAAAGCAATAGGTGATATTTGCATATCGATGAAAACAGAGGACTATCTGGAATTACCACCTTGTATTGAGGACGAATTTCCCGTTATACTTGACGAAAAAGCACTTAAAGCATATAAGCAGTTCGAGGATGCGCTGTTACTTACAGTGGACGAAAGCACTATTACTGCAAAATCTGCGGCAGTGCTTGCAGGTAAACTTTTGCAATTTTGCAGCGGTGCTATTTATGATGATAACAAGAATGTTGTTTTAATTCACGACTGCAAAATTGAGGCGTATATGGAAATGTTAGAGCGCATTGGTGACGAACGATGTCTCACATTCTATGGCTATCAGCACGATAAGGACCGCATCATTGAGGCGTTAAAAGGCACGGGCAAACGGGTGCGTGTATACAAAGATACCAACGATGAGGATGCTTGGAACGCCGGAGAGATTGATGTTTTATTGGCACACCCTGCAAGCTGTGGGCACGGACTGAATTTACAACAAGGCGGCCAGCACATAATATGGTTTACGCCAAGCTGGAACTTTGAATTTAACGATCAAGGGCTGCGGCGATTGCTACGCCAAGGATCACCCTATGACAAAATATATAACCATTTTCTTATAGTACAGGGTGGTATTGATGAGGATGTGCTTGAAAGAGTACGGGAAAGAGCCAGCGACAATGAAACAATTATGTCTGTACTTAAAGCCCGTATCAAGAAAATAAAGGAGGAAAGCAAGAAATGAACAATAAAGAATTAACAGAAGTAGGCAAACAGGTCACAAAGAGAAAACGACCGGACCTGTCGGAATCGCAAACTGTTCATACGGAGCCAGGAGACAATCGGAAATACATTCTGCATTCGCTTCGCTTGGCTGAATTGCCGAAATTGAACTTGACGAGTGTTGAAGAAGTGACACAAAGGATTAAGGACTATTTCACGATATGCGCCGAGGACGATATGAAGCCGAGTGTTGCGGGATTGGCTCTTGCCATGGATATTGACAGGACATACCTGTGGGAAATCAGGTCGGGGCGAAAAGGTAAAAACCCGGAGGTTGCTAACACGCTAAAAAAAGCGATGAAAATACTTGACCTTCAAATGGTTGACTACATGCAGAACGGGAAAATCAACCCTGTGTCCGGCATATTCCTTATGAAAAACAATTTCGGCTATGCTGACAAGCAGGAAGTAGTGTTGACCCCTAACAATCCGCTTGGGGACACAAAGGACACAAAGGAACTTGAAGAGCGATACATTGATAGCGTTGTTGATGATTGAAAAAATCACACAAAGGCGCACAAAGGGCTTTCGGATAATGCGGTATAGCAGTATTGCCCCGCCGCTCCTGCCGAAAACCCCGGCTAAAATATGAACAATGAAACCCCATCCGGGCGGCGGTGCCGCCTGTGGTGGGGTTTGTTCTTTTCTTTGGGGCGCGTACCTTGCGGCTCTCTGCGACTCTCTATGCGGCGTTTGTGGTGTGGGTGGTATGTTTAACTCCTAAGCAGTAAAACGCCGTAGAAAGGCAAATAAACGGCTTTACGGCGATAGCGTAAAAGAAAAGCCCCGGCGGCGTTCCGGGGCTTGTGTTATCTTTGCCACCGATGGCGGCATGGTTTTTCTTTTTGGTCATCCCACCATTTAACACGGTCGGCGAGGTCTGATGGGGCCATATATGGTATTTTGACCAGCTGCGGCGTAGTGTATTCGGGTGTGATGTAATATCCGAAGCCGTAGCGCGGCAGCGTTTCCGCGCCTTTAATGTCGATGATGTTTCGCGAGTCTTGCGCGGTGGGGCAACGTAAAGCGATGCGGGCATCCATATTCACTTTGATTGCGCCGTTTATAATGTCTCTTGTCGGTCTTTGCGTGGCGGCTATCAGATGAATATGCGCCGCCCGTCCGAGTTGCGCAAGGCGTTGTATTTTTGGCAACGTTTCGCGTTTTTGCAGTGTCATAAGGTCGGCGAACTCGTCTATGATGATATAGATGTGTTCACCATCCCATTCTTTAATCTCTCGAGACTGCATATCTCTATAGATTGCATCCATCAAATTAACAGCCCAGGCAAGTGTGGCGACAATTTCCTCCGGTTCTGATGCATATCTTAAGCAGTGCGGCAGCGTTCTGTATTGGCAAAGCTCGACGCGCTTCGGGTCGATTAAGACTAATCGCAGCAGTGAAGGGGCTTTATATAAGGCCGTGTATATTAGGCTGTTTATAAGTACACTTTTGCCGCTCCCCGTGCTGCCTGCAATGAGTGTGTGCGGCTGCTGCAGTATATCGAGGCAGAGCCGAGATGCATTCCCTCCGGGCGTGTGCCATTTTTTAGCCTCTGCTTTTTTATACATCATTGCACCTCCTTAAAAGTTGAGCCGCCACGACGGGCGGCTCTTTGATATTCTGTCGCGTCTTAGAAAGTGCAGATTTCATCATTGGCATTGATATATCTATCGTGACAAACTCTGGCGATGTCGACGCCGGCAAAAACAATCTGCAAAGGGTGTAACCCTGCGGCCTTTTTGCCTTTAGTAAAATCGGTGTATTTTCTACGCGTTCCGAAGTTGTCATTATAGACGATGATGTCTCCGCGCTCGTCTTCAAAATTAATAATGACAGCCTTTAAAAACTTATTAACATTTTTGTGGTCCTCTTCCACGTCAAAAACCTTTTTGTAAATTTTAGTTGTTGCGTCTGCTTTGGCATTCATAATTGTGGTGGTGATTTCTTCGGCGGTGCGGGTTGCTTTTTCCTCTTCGGGGACGGTGTGAACAGGCTGCCCAGGCTTCGGCTCTTCGTTGGTCTCGGTGCATCCTACAATTTCATAATTGCCGAGGGTCTGAAAATATGCGTTTGCCTGTTCTGCGCTTTCGGCGTTTACGAGGTTAGCGGAATATATACCGCTTTTGGGGTCGCTTGTGAATGTGATTCTAAATGTTTTCATTGTTGTATATCCTCCTTGCATTTGTGCCAGGGGCGTACTATAATAGATGAGCAGCCGCCCGGCGTGGGTGTGTTGTGTGGGCGTTCCGCTTCTGCTTTGGTCGGCTATGCGGTGCGCCCTTTTCTATTACGCTCTTATCATACCATAGTTGCATTTACTTGTCAAGAGTTTTTGCAAAACTTTTTCAAGATTTTTTGCAACTTAGCCCCATTTCGCTTGTTCTGATGTGCCTGGTGCGGTCTGTACCCGTGGGGGATTGCGGCGGGCGCAGCGGGCGGGGGTGAGTGCCTTAACCACACTCGAAAAATAAAAAGAGCATTTTTTACATAAACCCCTTGACGTTTGCATTTACCTGTGCTATACTAAATGCAACAAGCAAGGAGGTACACAATATGCAAACATTCAAAAACGCCATAGGGTATGTTCGAGTATCAACTGAACAACAGGCAAAAGACGATAAGTTTGGTATTGATGTTCAGAAACAGGCTATTCTTCTTTACGCTAATACCAACGGCTACAACATTGTTGATTGGAAAATAGACGAAATCAGCGGAGCCAAAGATGACCGTCCTGCGTTAAATGAAATTCTGTATGGCGACAATGTTACCAACCCTCCATTTGAAGCAGTCATTGTGTTTAAGAATGACCGTCTCGCCCGTGATACAAAATTGTATTTCTATTATCTCTACACGCTTGAAAAGAAGAACATTAGACTTCTCAGTACGAAAGAGGAGTTTGCGGAAGGTAGTGAGTTTGCTAATATCTATCGTGCGCTTCTTCAATTCGTTGCAGAGCAGGAACGGAAGAACATTGCTATACGAACGAGCAAAGGAAGAAGTATCAAGGCTCAGTGTGGGGGCTATTCGGGAGGCCGTTGTCCTTATGGGTATAAGGTCGAGAACGGCAGACTGATTATTAATGACGAAGAACGCCCCATAGTCGAATATGTATTTAAGAGAATTGACGAGCATACGCCTATGCTTACGATTGCTGACGAGCTGAACGACCTCGGATATCGTACCCGCAAAGGGACGAAATTTCAGAATACAAGCGTTCGCAGTATAGTTAATAATCGCCCATTGTACGAGGGTATGTACAAATACGGCAAGGAAATGAATTGGGTCAAGGGAGTCCACGAGCCAATTTTAAACGCAAAAAAATAATCTAAACAGTCTCGCACTGAAAAAGTGCAAGACGTAGCAGAGTAAGGGGATTTTTATAATGTCAGAAAAAACTTTTTATATCACAGTTATCATTTGCGGGGTAGTTTTTTTGATATCCTTTATAATGGGAATAATTGACAAAAAACGTGGGGTGAGGTTCTTTTTCTCGTGTTCATTTATGCTGATTAGCATCATAGTGGCCGTATCGTCGTTGTTTGTGGCATTCCCACCTAAAGCGCAAGACACAAACAAAGAAAAGGCCGCTTTAATGGTCGGTGAAGTGTCAGACAAATTGACTTTTGATGAACTTGAACTAACCGTCAACAACTACGTCTTTTCTGAAAGCCTTGGTAATCTTGAAGGTCTTACAAAGGCCAATGACGGTAATGTGTGGTGTACCGTTTATTTAAACGTTAAGAACATTTCTAAAGCAACTAAAGCTTTACATTCTTTGTCTAATACAAACTATACTTTCACGCTTGTGTACAAGGATGGATATACGTATCACTGTACATATCAAGATTATTCTGAATTTTTAGATGCTCACGACGATATCGCAGCACTTGAAGAACTTAAGAATGTCTGTGTTTCTTTCGAAGTACCTTTGGAAGTGAAGGAAAATACAAGCGAGCCTTTGAGTTTGAAGTTGTCCAAAAACTCAAGAAAAGAAAAGGATTATGTCGAATGGAAACTCAGATAATAATATAATTTGACAAAAAAAAGATTATGTCTTAATTTCGCTCAAACAAAAGTAACAGAGGTGTTATATTTTATGATTTTTACGATTATTGTTGTAGCGCTGTTTGTTTTCAAGGCTCCGGGATATGAGGGCTTCTGCATTCCGATTTGTCTTGCGTGGTTTGGATTAAAAGCCCTCTTCAAACGCGCCTTGGTGTCTGAAAAGTTTGATATATTCGATATTTGGCAAGACAATCAGGGCTTATAATAAACGCGCATAACAGGGTGCACGTGTACAGTCAACAGGGACTATCTCAGCAGAGGTAGTCCCTTTCTTTTTGGAGGTAAAAATGGATGAATTATTAATCACAAAAATTTTCTCGAAAATAAAAAAGACCCCCGCTGATATTACCGCCTACGAGGACCTGTTCTTACTCTGTCGTAATATTGAACCGGAGGATTTTGCACTTGCGCACTCGACCAATGAAGAACTGAGAAAGCAGATTTCGGCGGCAATAAAGCATAGGATAAACGTTGAGGGCTTCTTTGAGCTCTATAAAAAGACATTGCTTTTTGATGCGCCGCACTTTTTTGACTCTTATCTTCTCTATCTCGAAATAAACCGTAAGCCGGAGGAACGGTTTTATCAGCCACGGCGTAGAGTTCTCAAACGAGTAGTCGATGCTTTGCAGAAACTCGCCAATGACGAGTTAGACGAATTATTTACATCTATGCCCCCTCGTGTCGGCAAGACAACCATTTTGATGTTCTTTGTTACTTGGCTTATCGGGAGAAATAGCGAAGCATCTAATCTGTATTCGGCGTATTCCGATACCATTACCAAAGCATTCTACAACGGCGTTTTGGAAATCATAAACGACCCTGTGACCTATCTGTGGCACGATGTTTTTCCGAATGCGAAGGTCGTTCAAACCAATTCGCAGGACGAGACAATCAATATCGACCGAAGAAAACGGTATCCTTCGCTGACTTGCCGTTCCCTCTACGGAACATTGAACGGTGCGTGTGACTGTAACGGGTTTGAAATTTCCGATGACCTTATCGGCGGTATCGAGGAAGCACTTAATAAAGACCGCCTTATTTCTGCGTGGAGCAAGGTAGATAATAACCTGTTGCCCCGTGCGAAAGAAAAGGCAAAAATTCTTTGGTGCGGTACACGGTGGTCTATGATCGACCCTGCCGGTCTGCGAATGGAACTTTTAGAGAATGACGAACGATTTAAGAATCGCCGTTATGAGATAATCAACCTCTCGGCTCTTGACGAAAACGATGAGAGCCAGTTCGACTATGATTATTCCGTAGGTTTCTCCACCGAGTATTATCGTATGCGCCGTGCTTCTTTCGAGAGAAACAATGATATGGCATCGTGGCGCCGTGTGGTGGACAAATGGGAGGGTGACTATGCCTTTCTTCGCGATAAGCAGGCGATGCGACAGTTGGAATCGGTGGTTCGCCAGCGTGGACTCCGTAAGGATT